TTACCTCTTGACTAATGTGATATCGTAGTTACAATTCAAACACATCGCTACACTTAAAATACAAGGAGATACAATGTCATTCGCTAATTTGAAGAAAAATGCTCAAACCGGTATTGATAAACTACAGAAGGAAATGGAAAAGCAGGGCGGCAAGGAAGGTGGCTATCAAAAGGATGAACGCTTCTGGTCGCTTGAGCGAGACAAGGGTGGAAATGGTATGGCTGTGATTCGTTTTCTCCCGGCAGCCGATGGCGAAGAGATTCCCATGATTCGGGTTTTTAGTCACGGATTCCAAGGCAAGGGGGGATGGTTCATTGAAAACTGTCCAACGACACTTGGCCGCAAATGTCCTGTTTGCGAGGCAAACAATGAACTTTGGAACAGCGGCATCGAATCCAACAAGAAGATTGCCCGTGATCGTAAACGCAAGTTATCTTATATCAGCAACATTCTTGTGGTTTCCGATCCCGCAAATCGTGACAACGAAGGAAAGGTCTTTCTTTTTAAGTATGGTAAGAAGATCTTTGATAAGTTGCAGGAAGCCATGAATCCTTCCGATCCCGATGAGCCTAAGTTTAATCCTTTTGATTTTTGGAAGGGAGCCAACTTTAAGTTGAAAGCACATATGGATTCAGGGTATGTTTCCTATGAAAAGAGCGGCTTCTCTGCTCCTGCACCACTCTTTGAGGGCGACGATTCTAAGTTGGAAGTATTGTGGAAGAAGGAATATGCTCTTAAGGAGTTTGTTGCGGAAGATCAGTTCAAATCTTATGAAGATCTTTCGGCAAGATTCACACAGGTTTCGAAGGCATCTTCTGCCGCATCTGTAAAGGCAGAAGATTCCGAGCCAGAGGACTTCCGTACTAAGATGGGGAAGGCTAATCAGATTGCCGAATCGTCTTCCAAGAAGACTACTGCAAAGAGTGTTGTTGATGACGATGATGAATCTGAGGCACTTTCATACTTCCGTAAGTTAGCGGAAGATGATGAGTGATAAATACTCATAACCCCACCAAAGATCGCATCTTTGGTCCGACAGCCCCCGAAAGGGGGTTGTTTCTTTTAGAAGGCAGGCTGTGCACTATACTGCATAATTCGTATAGTTGGTTCTGTATTTCTTGAAGACTGTGGTGCGATTATAGTTGGTTCTGCTGGTCGATTAATTTGCGGCATGTTGAAATTATTTGTTGAAATATTACCAATAGACTCTCCAATATTTTCCGGTATACCCTCCATTGCTGAAGATAAATCTCCCATTAAACCCGACATCATAGAACCTACCCCTTCGTCAGCGGGAGATTGAATTACTGATTCGGGTTTTGGTTTATTTGCATCGGGATGTGTTTTATTAATATCAGCAGCGTCTTCAGTTCTCTCCCCTTTCATTTTTGCTAATAATGCTGTTGTTTCTGGATCCGCTGCTAACGATACAGATGAATCGCCCATTCCGAAAAAATTTAAAGCGGTCTTTTTTGCTACCCAACCAGCATCACTTTCACCCTTTTCATAGGTTTCTGCTAAAGTTTCTGCGTCTGTTTCGGTCGTCTTAGCAATCTCCTCAACAGACTGTCCGGTTATAAAATCATAAATCGCTTGTGCTAAACCTAGAAGCCCATCGAGTATAGATTTGAAAAAGTTTTTGACCTCATCGATTATATCCCCTATTCCTTGCTTGCCGGTCAATAAGTTATAGATTTTTGTACCAACCCATTTTAGTGTTTTATACAATAAAGATATGGGGTTGTATTCTAAGAAAAAATTCCAATACCATTTAATCGCTGCCCATATCCAACTTCCAACTTTTGTAAATATTCCAACGATAAAGTTCCAAATTCCGCTTAGATGTTTTTTTAATGTTCCCCAGAAATCATTTACCCAACTCATGATGTAATCGTAGATGGTTTCAAAATCTAAATTGATTCCAAAAAATTTCAATATTCCGGTGAATCCCTCTATAATTGATGCTATCGCTCCTACGATAGCACCTTTTATTCCGTCTTTTGAGTATCCCTTAAATGCTCCAACGATTCCATCGATAATTCCAATCACTATAGTTAGAGGCAATGCAATTTTTGATACTACTCTGAATATTGTTCCTAATATTGGAGATACTACTTTGTAAATAGTACCAAAGAATGATCCGATTCTCCCTAAGAATGAACCAACTGTACTTATAGGCTTCAATATTGGTTTAAAAATATTGCCTATCTTAGCGAAGATACTTCCAACCATACCTTCACCTTCGAAAAGCCCTGTGATAAATTTAATTATTCTGCTGTCTTTACTAATTCCCCTCAAACCATCTATTATTCCTTTGGCGACTTTTCCAACGAATCCTTCTCCTTTGAACATATCTTTAAGGTCTTCAAAGTCGCCAAAGTCGCCTATAAAATCTTTAAAACTATTCCAAATTGACACCAATTGCCCTTCTGATCCAAATATAGATCCGAACCAAGATTCAACGACTAGTCCTATATTTTTAAATTTTTCGGGTAAACCGAGCGCACGAATTGATCTTCCAAAATCCGCTGCAAACTCGCCCATCGATATGACCGCACGGGTGAAAAATGATTTTACATAATCAACGAATTTATTTTTAGCAAATTCCACACCTTTAGTTAATAGCAAGTAGAGAATTCCACCCACAGTACCAAGAGCAACTACTGTCGCAACTATTGTTTTAATCAGAAATCCTAGACTAGATGGTTCAGTATTTGATTGAATTTCGTCAAGACTTTCAGTCATCGTTTCTATATCAGGATCAACTTGTTTGAACCAGTCGGGTAATTCTTCATTCTCACCTTCTTTTTCAAGTTGCATTCTCCGATCATCTTTCATCACATCACTTTGTTCTATCAGACGAGATTCTATATTTTTGAATACTCCCACTTGTTCTTCAGGGGCACCTTCTCCTTCAAGAATTGATGCAATTTTTCCGAAGAATTCGCTGTCAACAACTTTTTCGTTTTTGAATTTGTCAAAGGATTCGGCATCTTCAGTATCAATGCCTCTACTTGACATCTCATCTATTAATGCTTTATTGACTGTAACCAGACTGTCAAGACTGATATTTGTTTTACTCATCACCTCCGACAGTTGATTTGAGTCTATAGACCCCATATCTTTAGTTGCAGAAACAGATAGGATTTCATCGTTAAATGCTCTCTGCACATTATTTTGATCTCTGAGTTCTCTAAAATCGGAATTAAATGAGGAAGCAAATCTCTTGAATTCTGATGCTACATCCTGAGGACCGAAAGATGAAACTGCATCCGATACATATCTTTGGTTCTGTATTAATTTGTTTTCAGTTTCAGATATCCTTGAGAATACCTCTGTATTAAACTTATCTTTTTCTGCTTCGATCTTTTGAATTGCTTCAATAGATCCATTCGCCTTTTCCAAAGACTCTTCAACAAGCCTTTGGTTGTTTAGTAACTGATCTGATATCTTTTTCAGTATTTCAGTTTGTTCTTTTTGTAGTTCTAGTTGAGAACTGAAAAGAGAAAAATCCGGCTGAGATCTTTCAGTCGAGTCGCTACCTGGCGCTATTCTATTGTTGGGATTAAATTCACCTGGGTCGGGCATGTTTTTCTAACCTTTAACTATTTCTGTTCATTCTTTCGGCTTCCATTTTCTCTTTCTCTTCCTTCAAGTGCTGTATTAGTAATTCGATGTATATTCGACGCTCCCACGGAATCATGTTTTCAATTTCGGCTAATGAGTACTTGTGGTGTTGCATCATTGCGAAATTAGTTTCAAAGAAATTTAACAGGCTATCATGAGAGGTCGTTATGAGAAAAAATCCTGAGCACCTCGCAGAGTAATTGACTCATCACTCCCACAATGTTTGCATTTGTAGTCTACCTTTTTTGTTACTTGGGGCATTGTTTCGAAGAATTTTGTTAACATTCTAAATTGAACTTGTGTTAGATTGTCGATGAATTCTATGACTTCTTTTGTAGACAGTTCTTTTGTGTTGAATGTGTTTTCGGGTGTGTAGATTTTTTCGATGCAAACCGCCATCATGTTTACGAGTTTTTCGGCATCCGTATTGACATTTTGTATCAACTCAACATCACTAAATTTAGGATATCTCATCTCAATTATTACATTTTTCGATATTTCTATTTTTTTATTGTGTTCGGGACTTTTTTCTGCCTCAATGGTGTCTAGATTTATTTCTAAGGTGTTCAGTTTGCTACATTTCTTACATTTCAGAGTCGGTTTTGCACTTTCCCCTACTGACTTTGAACGGATTTTTAGGAAGAGATATTCAATATCCACCATTGGGGCACTGGACATATTCAATTTCCCAAATGTACAAGCAGATACGACATCTTGTATTGCACGGACCATTTCCTTCTCATTTTTAGATTCTGATGCTATAAGAAGAATTTTTTCTTCTTTAACTAAAAATGGTCTGAATTCTATTTTACTTCCATCACTGGGAAGCGTTATTTCATACGATGGCGTTGTTGGTATTAAATTTGATAATGTACTCATTTCAATCTCCTATTTCTGTCAAAGTGATCCTAGTAAACCTTGAGCCTGTGTTATGAATGTAACACCTCGTTGTAGCACGGATCTTTCAAGGTGCATTTGTGCTTGTTTTCTTTGGTTTTCTTCGAAGTCTAGTTGTGCTTCTTCGATTGTGGTCTGTCTTGGCGAACCGAGTCTTGCAATTATATTTTCTGCCACAGACCTTACTTGTTCTCTGTCGTTTCCATTATCATCAACAAGACGAATTCCACTGTTAGTGTCAAATGGTTTTGGTTCTTTTATTAGATTGATTTCACGAAACATGAAATCAACTTTTACTTTCAATGGTTCGTTTGCAGATGCATAGTTTTGTGACCCACCATTTACAGTGAAATTGTAAGGATATATTTCAGACAACTTTATTCCGGCGATTTGTTCCAATTCAACTATGGCTTTCAGACTTCCCTCAAACGAAGAAACTATGTTTGGTATTTGTGCGATGATTATTGAAGATCCTTTAGCATAATCATTGTAATATGATTGTTGTTTTGTTATTGGATCGATTATGATATTTTGCCACAATTGAAACAGGTTTTTTTCAAACATATCGCCCAAAACATAAAACTCAATTGAAACGCCAGCGGTATTATTAGTATTGATTCCATATGGAATAAGCCTGACTGGTTGAGTTACAGACATCTCGTGAGTTGTAAATGATTTAGACGGTTGAGACACAGAAGCGCATGTCATTGCAAGTCTTTGTGTTATAGTATTTGATGGAATTCCAATTTGAGATGCGACATATGGATTAGGTTGAATTAGAACTAGATAGCGATTTGCCCTCGCAAATCCCTTTCCTCGCATATTTGCAATGAAATTGTCTACAAATTTTGTCATTTTTACTTAATGTATTTATCAGCCCACACCCAAACTTTTTCACGGGTTGCTCCCTGAAATTTCTCAAGAGGCATGAATGTAGCATACTTCCACTCATTTGACGGGATTATATTAATTTTGGTGACTACAGAACTAACTAAGTATCTTTTGATCGCAGCCTTAAAGGGTTTTAGTTTAGATACCCCCTTTAGCATTGGATATGTGGCTTTGAAGATTGCATTTGGGGTTTTTGTGTAGTTCGGATTATCGACTAACCTCAACATAGAATTTAAAAAATCTGCTCTAACATTAGGTCGAAGATAGTGCAGATTTAGTCCAAGGAATGAATCGGCTTCTTTATGTAATAGTATCACTAATGGAAAAGTGTCCCAAAATTCCAAGTTTTCAGTTTTTGGATCATATCCAAAAAATAACATTGCCCCTTCCCTAATCGCATTTGTAGATCTAATTTGAGAGGGGTTTTGGCGGTTGTATTGGTCAGATCTAATTTGAGTTCTAATTTTCGAAAGATTTGTTGCAAGCCATTTGGTAGATTGATCGGATAACAAATCTTTTCCAGATCTTTTAAACTCATTTATTACCTTTTGTACTTCTTTTTTGCTCATTGATTTTTTGTTTTCGAGAATAAAATATCTTCTGTGATTATTTTGAACTCCCAGCCCTTATTTTCACACACTTCCTTTGCCGCTGTCCATTTTGCATTATTGATAAGCCAATTTTGTATTTCTTTTATCTTCGATTTTGATGTTTTTTTGTCCTTTGGGGGTTCGGGTTTTTTAGTTTGTGCTTTTGGTTTCACTTCAATCAGATATTCTTTGTTTTTTCCACCTTTATCTTTAACCTTGACCCAAAAGTCAACAAAGTATCTGTGCGATTTGCCATCTATAGGTGAAACATATCTAATCACAATTTCTTCAGATGACCATTCTAATATTGACGAGTTATCGTCGCAGAAAATCATAAATTTTCGCTCCCATAGAGAACGATAAAAGCAGTTAGTTGGGTCGCCCTTATACTTTTCTATATTTTTTGGGCGATATTTTCCTTTGTAACTTTCGTTGGATCTTTTCATAGTAACCATCTTGATATTTATTGAAATTTATCTACTAAATACTTTTATGTTAGATAATTTAAACCTATCCTCGTTTATATCAAATAGCGGAATGCCATCCCTTTCCTCACTTTATCCGGAAGGAGCAGTTAATTGGTCTTTAGAACAAGCCAGAGAAATTGCAAGTTATGGTAAAGAAACTTATAATGATTTGTTTCATGAAAAATTAACTGAACAACCAAAGTCTGCTCCACCCATTCTCGTTTATCCGTCCGATCTTGGAAATTCTGAAGAATACCAATTTTCAGTTAGATTTGACATCTACGAAACTGGCGGATTGAACTTGCGTAAAGAAAGATTTTTACAAGATTTATTTGCAACAAAAGCAGTGGAGTCAGTTAGAAATGCGAATGGTAGTGTAAGCGCAAGTCAATTTTTATCTCTGTTTGGTGCTGCCGCAACTCCCGCTGTTGAAGTTTTGGGAGTTCAAAATTTTATCCAACCAATAGACAATATTTCCACGGGCAGAGATTCATATGTTACAGAACAACTTCAACTAGATAATCTCACCGAACATGTTGCTACTGTTTATTTATATCTTCCAGGTACATTGAATTTTGGATATAAAATGGACTATCAGGATACAGACAAATCTAGTCTTGAGATTGGAAAATTGTTGCGAAGTTTGACTGAGACACAAACCGAGGAGGGTGGTGCCATGCAAGCAGAAATTGCAAGAAAACTTGGATTTGCTGCGGTTAGGGCCGCTGATAGTGTTTCAAATTTATTTGGCGGCTCGGATTCTTTGATAGCAGATCTCCAATTAAAACAAAGACAAATCGAAAATCCATTTACTGTTCATCTATTCAAAGGAGTTGGCAGAAGATCTTTTAAGTTCTCTTTCAATATGATTCCTAGATCCTATTCTGAAGCAGTTACAATAGATAATATTACAAGAATCTTTAGACAATATGCACACCCTAAAAGATCATCAGGAGGAAGGTTTTTAGATTTTCCTGCTGAGGTCGGAGTTTCTTTTTTGTATCAAAACAAAGAGAATATTCGTTTACCGAAAATTAGAAAGTGTGCAATTACTGGAATAAATCTGATTTATGGAGAAAATACATTTACAACAACAAAACCCGACCCAACAGGTGTTGTTAGTCCAACTAAAGTAACTTTAGAACTTGAACTTAGCGAACTTGAAATTCTGACACAGCAGTCTATTACAGAACAAGGGGCATAATATGGCGTATTTTTCCAATATGCCTACTTTTGATTATCCAGACATAGTTAAAGGTAAGTATAAATTTGTAAATTCACGAAATATATTAGTTCGTGCTAAAATTATAGATTATATCAAAAATACACAATCTGCATATAGTAATTACACTATAAGAGATGGTGAAAGACCAGAACACATTGCTTATCGTGTATATGGTCAATCAGATTTACATTGGGTTATTTTACTATTCAATGAAATAATAGATCCGTTATTTGAGTGGCCCATTTCAAGCAACGATTTGGAGACATCCGTTCAAAAAAGATATAGTGGTAAGACCCTGTTCGTTAATCTCAAAACGGCACAATATTCAAAAAATGGTGCTTTACAGATAGAAAATCAATCATACAGAGATATATGGTATGAGATTGGCGGTAAAGTTACTCAAGGTAATGCAATCGGAACTGTTTTGGATTGGGATCCTAATTTGTATAAATTGGTGATTAGACAAGATAGTACAGCAGAATTTAAAGTAAGTTCTGGAGTACTAGATCCATTAAAACAAACTAGAGATCTTGTTCATATTAGAAATGATGGAATTGCATTGTATACTACAGTTGGAAGGGTGGTTGATGACAATAAATATTCAGTTCATCATTTTGAAGATTTGAACACAGGTGAAATACAGGACCACCACTCTCTTTTAATTGTTAACAACGAAGTAGTTAATGCAAGTATTCTTGACTACTATGCTGTTTACAATAAAGAACTGATTAGATTGACAAATAAAGATGTAATAGCAGTCTCAAATTATCAATATGAAATTAGCAAAAACGACAAAAAAAGAAATATAAAGATAATGCGCCCCGATTTGATCGATGTCATTATTAAAGATATAAGAAAGATATTCATTGGCTGAATTTAGATCAGACAGACTTTATCGTGCTGGAGATGTGATTGTCGATGATGTCACAGTAGTTTCTTATTCTGGATTTAGACTTGACCTCCGTAAGATGGTAAGCGACTTTTCGATATATGAGGACATATATTCAAATTTTTTATCAGGATCTCTTGTCTTTTCGGACTCAATGAACCTAGTCAAAAATACACCTATAGTTGGCGATGAAGATTTGTTCATCACATTTTATACTCCAGGTGTAGATGATATTCCAAGAAAAGTTCGGTTTAAAATTTTCAAAATATCCACCTATGTTCGTGGTGCCGCACCAAATGCTATTGCGGTTAGATTGGAATTCGTATCGCACATAGCAGAAATTTCGATTAGAACAAAACTTAACCGAGTTATGAAAAACCTTACATTTTCAGAAATGGCTAGTGATATTCATAACTCAATGAGGAGTGAAACTTCGGGAGTAACACCAAAAGTAAAGCCGTTGTTAGCCGAAAATACATTTGGAAAATCTACGGTTATTATTCCAAATTGGTCTCCCTTATATGCCATAAATTGGTTTACCCACAGATCAATTGCGCCTCAAAACAAATCTATATCGGATTATCTTTATTATGAAACTCTTGATGGATTTAACTTCAGATCGCTTTCTTCTTTAAAAACGACAGATCCTGTGTGCACATACAAATCTGCACCCGGAGGATTTAGATCAATTAGTGGAGATAGAATGATCGAATCTGAATTGAGAAATATTACAAGTTATTCTGTTCGTGATTTGGGCGATAAAATAAAAGAAACATCTATGGGAGTTTATGCATCAAACATGCTTGTGCATGAAATGACCACTAAGTCGTATTATTCAAATCCATACTCATATAGATCCGAATTTAACAATACGCCCCATTTAAATAAAGGAAGAATGGTTGTTTATGACAATCCCATCCAAGATAATATCTTGTCACACACAAAATATTATTCGAAAAACTTCTTTCAATTTAATGATTTACAAGATACTAATTATATTGATAGTTCACAAAGTAGACAGTCATTATTGAATCGGATGAATGCCATGACATTGGTGATAGATGTTTATGGAGATTCTACTATTCGTGTCGGAAATGTTATTAATGTTGAATTCTTTTCACAAGAATATACAAAGGGAAAGAGCGATTTCTTAGACTCATACTTATCCGGTAAATACATGGTTACAACTATATTGCATAATATTGTTAGTGGTGTACACACTATGAGAATGACAATCGCTAGAGACTCTTACTATGAACAATTACCTGATAAAAAGTTGCAGGACTTGAAATGATTGAATCTAATAGAGCAGATTATGTTGGTCTGGACCATTTTGTTTGGTGGTATGGTGTAATTGAAGATATACACGATCCGAAGAAACTCGGTAGAGTTAGGGTTCGTGTTTTGGGGTGGCATACAGATAATCGGACTAGTTATGGAATACCAACAGAGGATTTGCCTTGGGCACATGTTATGCAACCGATTACTAGTGCTGCGATGTCGGGTATTGGTAGTTCCCCCACCGGACTTTTACAGGGATCTTGGGTTATTGGATTCTTTCTAGACGGCAAAAATGCACAACAACCATTTGTTATTGGTTCTTATAGTGGAATTCAAAAGCCAGATTTGGAACAAGAAAGTTCTTTTCAGGTTCCATACAATGATTTTGGCAAATCTTCTTATAGAAACAGATTAATCAATAGTTCTTTAGGATTTAGAGATCCAGATGGTATTTACCCAATTGAAGGAAGAATGGGTGAACCAGATACAAATAGACTAGTTAGAAACGAGAACACCGATTGGACTATCGTAAAAAAGAAAAAAGATGAGATAGTTAGTTGCAAAACTGCATTATATGGTGCCTGGCAAGAACCTAAGACCCCGTATGCTGCAAAATATCCCTTTAATCATGTTACAGAAACTAAATCAGGACACATATTTGAGGTTGATGATACTCCTGGAGCAGAAAGAATTCATAGGTATCATAAATCAGGAACATTCGAAGAAATCCATCCAAATGGAAGTATGGTTCATAAGGTTGTGGGCAATGAGTGGAATATAACACTCAATGATCGACTGATTTTGGTTAAAGGTAATACCACATGGAATACGGACAAATTGATGAAAATTCGTGTGGGGAAAAATTTAGAAATTGAAACTGAAGGTAATATGCATGTGCTTGTGAAAGGAAATACAGTTATGGAAACACAGGGCAATTTTTTACATAAAGTGAATGGTAAATTTACTTGTGCAAGTGATGGAAATATGTTGTTTGTTGCCCCAAGAATTGATTTCAACCCAAATGGATCGTCTTCAAAAAAAATTCAGACTCTTTTGTCTAAATTGAGAACAACCGTTACGAAAATATTCAGTAGAGGTTAATATGATCGGACCAACTCCATATAAAGGCAGTTCTCCAAAAGTCAAAGATGTAGCGGTTGATCTTCCGGATTTTGACGGGGTTTTAATTCCAAATAAAAATATTAGACAAGAGTTTATAAGTTTATCGGAAATTCCAACAATTGAAATTCCATCTACATATGACGATGCTTTGCTTAATGACGAGTTGTTGAACAATTTAGAAATTGTTGATGCAAATCTGAAAGAAATATTTCCACAATCTCCATCTAAAGAAATAGTAGCATTTGGAATTCCAGTTCCCGCCGAAGTTTCTCCTTTGGCATTCGGAGGGGGATTCGGAACTAAGCAAGAATTAGAAGAATTTAAATTTGATGGTTCTTTATCTGTAGATGAGACAAGGGTTTTACTTAAAAACTCTGTAATTTATGGGGGAGTTAGTGGCAATGGGGCCAACGATTATGAATTAGGTACTAAATTGATTTATAATATTGAACAGCAAGAAAAACTTGATCGAATTCTTTCCACACAGTATACTCCTGAAAATTTAGATACACAAATTGTTCCTGATGCACCTTTATTTGTAGTCGGAGATCCACCTACTATCATTGACGGCGGTGATTTCTAATGCCAATGACGAGCAATCAATATCCGATTGAATATTACTATCCTGGTGGATTCGGTCCTATAGCAAGTAACTGTATGTTTACTTGGAAAGATACCAATGAAACATTTGGAAGAATTCCCATATACGAGAATCAAAGGGTTTGTGATAATGGGTGTAATGATCTAAAGATATCGGTTAACTATACAAGGTGTTCATCAGCGGCCAAAAACGGAACATATTTTCCACCAAATGCAGGAGATAGATTTACTCTCTCCAATTGTTGTGGTCCTGGTGATGGTCCTATTAAATATGCACTTTTAGGTGGGGAATTTCCTCCGAGTTTATATTTGAATATTGATACGGGAAAATTGTGTGGATTTATAGACGGGATTGAGAAAATCGCCCCAAAGCGGTTAAATGTGCCATCAGATTTTAAATTTAATGAATCAAATTATTTGTCTTTTTCGGTGGGCGGTCTCGCCAGCAATTTTTTAGTTAGAGCATTTGATTCAGGAAATACTAGTAATTACGACGATAAATATTTAATAATGAATATTAGAACAGACTGGAGCGCAAGACGGGATAGATTTGTCCTAAATATTGATAATCAGTTTTATTTGAATGGAAAACCCGTATCAAATAAAGAATATATTTTGGCGATGAAAAAAAAAGGTTATTACCCTGGACCAGGATGTTAATTAAAATGCCAGCAGTTCATAGACTTAGAGATATTTGTACGGGCCACGGATGTTTTCCCCCGAGACCGAATATATCAGCATCATCAAATGTTATTGTAAATAGTAGAGGGTGGCATAGGAGAAATGATGGTTGGAAAAAACATTGTTGTGGTAAATCTTGTCATCGAAGCACTACAGCACAAGGATCATCAAGTGTATTTGTTAATAGCAGACAAGCAGTGAGAATAGGAGATCCGGTTAAATGTGGTTCAGCAGCAGCCACAGGTTCACTAAATGTATTTTGTGGTGGATAATAAAGGAAAACACATATGGAAAAATTCAATGGAAATTCAGCGGATTTAGACATAAATTTTGAAAGAAACTTGTTCACAAATGATGTTTCTATCAAGTCTGGTGAAGAGGCTATCCGAAGAGCATTGAAGAATTTAATTTTTCTAAAAACAAATGAAAAACCTTTTCATCCTGAATTAAATTCCGGAATCTCCGATATTTTATTCGAAAATGTTAACCCAATTACTATAGAAGAAATTAAAAGAAGAATCAAACGAATTATTGCGAAGTATGAACCGAGGATAGCCAAAAGCATCGTTGACATAGAACATAATGTAGATAGAAATTTAGTTATTGTTAAGATTTTGTATACAATAAATAATGTTTCAACCGTATTTACAGCAGACTTAACACTAAAGAGAACCCGATAATGTCTAATACTCCTATTCGTGAACTTGACTTCGATCAGATTAAAAAAAGTCTAAAAGATTATTTGCGTGGTCAAGATAAGTTCAAAGATTACGATTTTGAAGGATCGACTCTTAATATTTTACTAGATCTTCTTGCATATAACACGCATTATCAAGCATTTTATGCAAATATGATTGCAAATGAAGCCTTTATAGACTCTGCCGTTGTTAGAAATTCTGTTGTTTCCTTGGCTAAACACCTTAACTATAGACCAAGATCCAAAAAGTCTGCAAGAGTTGTGGTAAATGTTGAGTTGTTTCCTATTCAATCAGGAAGATCAGAACCAGCGGGAGTGTCTGTTGCATCCGGTAAAGAATATGTTAATGCGGGAACTACATTTTTTGCAAGAAATGTAGATGGGGAAAATGTATCATTTGTAACTCTAGATAATTTTAGAATTCGTGTTTTGGGGGGGAAGTTTATTGCGTCGAATGTTGTTCTCCACGAAGGAGTTCTCAAAACCGCATCGTACATAGTAAATACAAAAGATACACTACAAAGATTTCTAATCGAAGATCCAAATATTGATATAGACACTCTTTCCATTAGAGTACAAAGATCAGTGACAGATACCGAGGGGTTTGATCAAATATGGTCAAAATCAACAGATATTAATGTTCTTAATGGCGATTCAAGAGTTTTCTTTACTCAAGAAGCAGAAAATGGTAAATGGGAAATATATTTTGGTGATGGAATAGTTGGAAAGAATTTAGATAATGGCAATTTAATTCAAATGGTGTATCTTTCTACGAACGGCGAAAGTGGAAATGGGATTGGATCTACCGATTCCGAGCAATCAAGAGTATTTACATCAAGTAATCCAGAGTTTTTGGTTGATGTAATTAAAGATTCTAAGGGGATTCCACAAGCATCTTACGGGGGAACTGAACCCGAAAGCACAGAGTCTGTTAAATTCTATGCTCCTAAGAACTATCAGGCACAAGATCGGGCAGTAACATCAGAAGACTATTCTTCGATTCTTGCAAAAGAATATTCGTCCAGATCGGAGTCTTTTTTAGTTTGGGGGGGAGAAGAGAATGATCCGCCGCAATATGGAAAAGTATTCATTTCCATTAAACCTAAAAATGCTAGTCGGCTTAGTATTACAGAAAAGCAAGCAATTACTAAAACTGTTTTGGGAGAAAGAAATTTGGTGACCGTTACTCCAGAAATAGTCGATCCTGATTTGACATATATCAATTTGAGTACAAAGGTATTTTACGATCCGCAGTTAACAGCCGTAAGTCCAGATGTTTTAGTGTCAAAAATAACTGCTAAAATTGTGGAATATGGAAATACATTCTTAGATCAGTTTGGAAAGAATTTTAGACAGTCTAAGTTCAATACTTTTATAGACTCTCTTGATTCATCTATCAATAGTAGTAATACTGTGATTAAACTAGAAAAGCGTATAGAACCACAATTTGAAAGAACTTTGCCTTATACAATTAAGTTTGATAATTCAATATTTCACCCAATAGATGGATATCCTTCTATTCTGACTTCATCATCATTTTATTACAGAGATATAACATCAACTGCTGTAAATAAACCTAGTGTTGTTGCGTATCTTGATGATGATGGGTACGGGAATGTTCGAATTTATAAAAAGGTGAATGAGGAAAAAATTTATCTTGTTAATAGGGCAGGGACAATTAATTACAATACGGGTTTAGTTCAATTGAAATCGTTTTCTCCTTTGAGCATTCCGGAAGAAAATAATTCGGTAGAAATTAAAATAATTGTTGTTCCACAGAGTGGTGATGTTTTAGTGCGTAGAAATCAAGTGTTGTTGATTAATGATAGAGAAATAGATCTTGTTATTGTGCCAGAAAAAACAGTAATCGATAGGAATAGTAGTGATGTTGGATTTCCGTTTAGGATAAACTGATGACAAATAAATCACTTGATAATATTAGTGATTTGGTGCCTGGAAGACTTCCTGAATTTATTAGGGTTGATCATCCAACACTTGTTGCTTTTTTAGATGCTTACTATGAATGGCTACAAAATAAAGACAGATCAGGCAAAATTTTAAGTCCTATGGTTTTGCAGGATGTAATTGATGTTGATGATACATTAAATGATTTTGTTGATCATTTCAAAAAACAGTATCTTTACAATTTTCCTACGAAATTAGCAACTTCTAGAGATGGAACTCCTTTGGATGTTAGGAAATTGATGAAGCACATCAAATCGTTTTATCGTGCAAAGGGAACAGAAAAATCATACGAATTTTTGTTTAGAGTGTTGTATGATGCTTCCGTTGAAATTTATTATCCAAAACTAGATATTTTAAAAGTTTCTGATGCAAAATGGTATGAGAAAACTTCTATCAAAGCATCAAATTCGCTTGGGGAACGAATTTTTGAATGTATAGGTAGAATAATTTATCAGAGAGATAATGAGGGTAAAATAACATCATCAGCAAAGGTAATAGATGTCAGTTTATTTCAACAAGATCAATATAACATTGCTGAATTAGTTTTGACGGGAAGAAACGGACAATTTAGACCTGGAAGTAGAGGATTTTCATTTAATGTCGGTGATGAAATTCTTAATGAGATTAGCATATATCAAGTGATTTCATCAGTATCCGTTAACAATGGGGGATCGGGGTATGTTGTGGGAGATACAGTTGTATTTACTCCTGCGGCAGGTGATAGTGGAATTTCAGCAAAGGGTCAAGTCTCTGTTGTAAATGCGAACGGATCGGTAAAAAGAATTCGAATGGACGATTTTGGAGTCAATTATTTAGCGATTCCATCGGTGTCTATTCAGTCCATAAATGGGTCGGGGTTTTCCGGAGTAGCAAATTTAGGATCATTGTGTGAATTTGAAGGTTATTATTTAAACTCAGACGGAAGATTGAGTAATAAAAAAGTCATTCAAGATAATCACTACTATCAAGATTATTCTTATGTTTTGAAAACAGAATTGGTTATTGATGAATATCGTGAAGCAGTTCGTAGGTTGATACATCCTGCGGGAACTGCTATGTTTGGTCAAGTTTTGATTAAAAGGTGCTCTAGAGCAAATTTATCGAATGCTTCTGCGCTTATGAGATTTGAACGACCAATCATCGGTCATTACTGCCCCTATACATTTAATACTTACGATAATTTGCAAGAATGGTTCTCAATTCCAGGTACAGGAGATGCAATAGGCACTAATGTTGCAGCAGGATATAATCCAAACAAACATGATCCTCTAATCCAATATGGGGGCACAATTGGTGTGCCAGATCAACTCACTAATATTGGAAATCCAATAACTAACTTAAGGGCATTTATTGAAGCAACCGGTCCAGGATTTTTGCCACTCGGCCTTAGTGGATATCAAAATGCAGATCCTTTTTGGATCATATATGAACATCCAAATAGAAAAATTAGTGGACCAACTATAGCACAAATTTGGAGAAATCAATTGTCCGATTTCGTGGATACATGGCCGGAATGGTGTTCAGTTACAGGCGGCGGTCCCCCAAACGGATGGACGGCGGATTTTCAAGATCCGTCTTTTGAAAAGAAATATGCGTTCTTAAAATACAATGATAAATCATCATTCAGGAAGATTACAACAAGAGCATTTTTTGAAATGCCAATAGGCGAAGAATTTGACTGTAAAGTTGAATCTAGAGAGGCATTTGCAAAACCAATAATTAATATATTGCAGCCTTTAAATGGACAGGAAGTTCGGTCAAAGATAAAATCTTGTCCAATTACGATTAAATTTGACATACAAAATAGTCAAAATTTACCTAGAATCGCAGAATTTAATCAAGATTCTAAAATACGAATTATCATGACTCCCAATTCTCCAGGTTTCAAAAAACCAGTTTATCTTGATATTAACGAAAGAGAATTTAGTGTAAATCTTTTACCGGATGGGATCTATTCCATCCGTATTGATATTGTCGATGGGCTATTGAAGCCCATACAAAGACTTTCTGATAGTGTAGTATTTGAATAT